CAGGCCGTGATGCGGGCCTAAGTGTAATCGAGGGGTGGCTGTCGGTCCATCACAGCACTGGATCGGGCAATGCAGGCCCTGGGTGCAGTGTAATCGAGGGGTGGCTGTCGGTCCATCACAGCAGAAAGGAGCACGACGATGACAGTGGGACGCAAGCGCAAGCCGACGGCGATCAAGGCGATCGAGGGCAAACTCACCAAACGCGATCGGATGCGGCGCGAGCCGATCCCGGTGGGAGGCGTGGGAACGGCGCCGGGGTATCTGCCGCCGGAGGGGAAACGACTGTGGGAGCTGGTGACGGCGGCGATGCCCACGGCGGTTTACACGGCGGCGGACCGGCAGCTGCTGGAGACGTACTGCATGCAGTATGCGCTGTACCGCGCGGCGGTCGCGGGGTTCAAGCGCGGCGGGCAGCGGGCGGTGGTGGAGACCCCGAACGGGTCGCTGCAGACCAATCCGCTGATCTCGCAGATCCGGCAGGCGTCGGACATGCTGCGGCGGATCGGAGCGGAGTTGGGCCTGAGCCCGACGGCGCGGGCGCGACTGGAGGCGCCCGAGGGGACGCCTGCGAGCGATGCGAGCTGGTTCGCGGAGCATGCATGATGGCGACGCCGATTCATTTACCGGAGCGGACGGCGAAGCGGCTGGGGCTGTGGTACGACGCGCAGGCGGCGGAGCGGGCGGTCTCGTTTTTCGAGCGGGTGCTGCGCCATTCGCAGGGGCGGTTCGCGGGGCGACCGTTCGAGTTGTTGGGCTGGCAGGCCGACGAAGTGGTGCGACCGCTGTTCGGGTGGAAACGCGCGGACGGGACGCGGCGGTTCCGACGGGGATCGATTTGGGTGCCGAAGAAAAATGGCAAGACGACGCTGGCGGCGGGGATCGAGCTCTATCTGCTGGTGGGAGACGGCGAGCCGGGGGCGCAGGTCTACAGCGCGGCGGTGGACCGGGAGCAGGCGAGCCTGGTGTTTCGCGAGGCGGCGAACATGGTGCGCCAGTCGCCGGAGTTGAGCAAGCGGGTGAAGGTCCTGGACGCGACGAAGACGATGAAATACGACGAGACCCACAGCTTTTTCCGCGCGCTGAGCGCAGACGCGCCGACGAAAGAAGGGCTCAATACGCATGGGCTGGTGATCGACGAGCTACACGCGCACAAGTCGCGGGTGCTGTTCAACACGCTGTTTTACAGCGGCGCGGCGCGGACGCAGCCGCTGCAGATCTCGATATCGACGGCGGGGGAGTATGACCCGGAGAGCGTCGGATGGCATGAGTATTCGTATGCGAAGCGGGTGTTGGCGGCGCCGGTCGACGACCCGCTGGACTGGGAATATTTCGCGTTCGTCGCTGAGGCGGACGACGAGGACGACTGGACGGCGCCGTCGACGTGGGCGAAAGCGAATCCGAGCCTGGGCGAGACGATCAAGCTGGAGGACATGGAATCGGACTGCCGCCGCGCGCAGGAGGACCCGAGCCTGCAAAATCAGTTCAAGCGCTACCGGTTGAACCTATGGACTCAGGCCGAAAAGATTTGGTTTCTCCCGCAGGTGTGGAAGCGGTGCGGGGGGGCGTTGCCCGAGTTGGCCGGCTGGCGCTGCTATGGGGGGCTGGATCTGGCGAGCACGATTGATACGACTTGCTGGTCGCGGCTGTATGTGTCGCCGGAGAAAGACCGATACGCAATCCTGAATCACTATTTTTTGCCAAAAGATGGACTGCTCGAGCGTTGTCGTCGGGACCGCGCGCCCTATGACCGCTGGGCCAGCGAGGGGTGGATCACGCTGACAGACGGAAACGTCATGGATCAGCGATTCATCCGTGAGCGGTTGAAGGCCGACGCGGCGGACGGTGCCGTGACAGAGATCGGATATGACCCGTGGCACGCCATGGAGACGGCGCTCGACCTGGAAGGCGAGGGCATCCCGGTCGTCCCGGTGCGGCAGGGGTATCAGAGCATGGGGGAAGCGACAAAGCGGATGGAGACGTTGGTTCACGAGGCGTCAATATGCCATGGCAACGATCCGGTGCTGGCGTGGATGGTGAACAACGTGACGCTCAGGATGGACCCGAACGAGAACATCATGCCGGACAAGGCGCGGTCAACGGGGAGGATTGACGGCGTGGTGGCGGCGATTATTGCGCTGGCTGTGGCGATCAAGCATCAGGATGAAGGTGAGATTGAAGTTTATACACCACTTTCATAGGTCAAAGAGAGAGGGGAATTGATATGGCAGAGAACACAACTTGTGCTGAGGCGCGACAGTATGCGGACCGGGATGGCGTGAAACTCACTCTTGCAATTCGCAAGGATTTACATTTGGCGATCAAAATCCGTGCGGTTGAGACGGGAGTGAGTATTGAGGATCTGTGCATCGCTATGCTATTGGATGGCTGCAAGATCCGGGCAATCGGGCAATAGCTTTGTCACTTCCGGATTTCCGGATTTCCGGAATACCGGAAAAAAGGATTTCCGGAAAAAAGGAAATGTTGCATTGGCATTGACTGTATACGCATTGTCAATGCATGAGTGTGAGAACTCACATCGCCCGCCTTGCAGTCCGACTGCTGAATCTCAGCCCGACAGATGATTATTGGTATCAGCCGGTGGCGGGTCCAACGGCGTCGGGCGTCAGTGTTTCCTACGAAAACGCGATGAGCTACGGCGCGGTCTACCTGGCCGTAAAGATTTACGCCGAGAGCATCGCGCAGCTTCCCCTCCATCTTTTTCAGCAAAAGGGCACCCGGCGGGCGATTGCCGATAGCGCGCCGCTGAATTACCTGGTGCATGCCGAGCCCAACGCGATTCAGACGGCGTTCGAGTGGAAAGAGCAACTCGGCGCGGACCTGCAAATGCGGGGGAATCATTACAGTTTCAAGCAATACGCGCGCAACGGCCGGATTCTGAGCCTGACGCGGCTGCACCCGGACAACGTGACGGTGAAGCTGGACGACGCGGGCGAAAAGATCTTCGAAGTGCGGCAAAAGGACGGGACAAAGCGCGTCCATCGGCAGGATGAGATCCTGCACGTGCTGGGCATGAGCATGGACGGGATCACGGGCTTGTCGCCGATCAGCTACGCGCGGGAATCGATCGGGCGCGCGCTGGCGGCGCGGGATTACGGCTCTCGGTTCTTCGCGAACGACGCGCGGCCATCGGTTTACATGAAATCCGACAAGGTGATGACGGATGAGATCCGCGACAAATACCGGATGGAGATGACGCAGATGCTGGCCGGCGGAAACCGCTTCAAGCCGTTCATCGCCGATCAAGGCAAGAGCCTGGAGACGCTGAGTGTTACCCCGGAGGAAGCGCAATTTATCGAAACAGAGGGGCTTGGTATCGACGATATCGCCCGTTTTTTCAACCTTCCTCCCCACATGCTCAAGCGGCTGGAACGCTCGACGAATAACAACATTGAGCATCAGGGGCTTGAGTTTCTGACCTATTCGCTTTCGCCGTGGCTGGTGCGGATCGAAAGCGCATTGAATCGCTCGCTGCTGACAATGGCTGAGAAACGAGCCGGATTCTATTTCAAATTTAACGCCAACGCATTGTTACGCGGAGATATCAAGACGCGGTTTGAGGCGTATGAGAAGGGGCGGCTGGGTGGTTGGCTATCGGTCAATGATATTCGGGCGCTGGAAGACCAAGACCCGATTGAGAACGGGGATATTTACCTTGAGCCGATGAATTATGTGCCGGCGGGAACGCCGCGGCAAGCGGCGGCGCCCGCGGCGGCCGCGACAGAGCCCGAGCCGACGAATTACCGGATCGCATTCCCGCGCAATGGCGCCAATGGGAACGGAGCGCACCATGAATCGTAACGGTAAACTAGGATTCAAGCTGAAGGTGCAAAACAAGGTTGCGTCTCTCGAAATCTATGACGCCATTGGCGACTTCTGGGGAGTGACGCCGGCGGACGTGTCGCGCCAGTTACGTGATGCAGGCGAAGTTGAGCAAATCAACGTATTTCTGAATTCGCCCGGTGGCGATGCGTTTGATGGTATCGCAATTTTTAACCTGTTGAAGAATCACCCCGCGCCTGTCCATGCATTTGTGATGGGGTTGGCTGCCAGTGCCGCGAGCATTATCACTATGGCGGCTGACAGGATCGTGATGGAGCGCGGCGCATTCCTGATGATTCATAACGCGAGCGGGCTGGCCATTGGCAATGCATCGGTTATGCGAGAGATGGCAGGCTTGCTCGATAAGCTCGACGGACAGTTGGCGGAAATCTACGTGGAGCGGTCGGGACAGGATCGTGACCAGATCCAGCAATGGATGGATGAGGAAACGTGGTTTACCGCGGAGGAGGCGATTGAGGCGGGGCTTGCGGACGAGGCGCAAGCGGCTGAAGAAGGCCAGCGTGCGCAAGTGCGGCAGGCATTGGGGCAGCAACCGTTTGTATATCGTAATGTCCCAGAAGAAATGAAAAACATTTTTGTTAAGCCTGCTGCGGTAATTGAGCCAGCGGCAAAGGCTAATGATATCCCAAGTGTTGATTTTGGCTCGCTCACAGAGCGGGTTGAGAAGCTGGAAATATTAACCAGCACAATCGCAGCGGCGCAGAAGCGCGCCGACGCCATCTTGAGGAGGGTGTGACCATGTTGACCGCGCACGAATTGCGGCAGTTGGCGGCGCGCAAGCTGGCCGAAGCCAAGGCCATTCAGGGCACGGGCGAAGGCGGCGTTCTCACGGACGCCGAACAGCAGCAGTTTAACGCGCTGCTTGAGGAGCATGATCGGCTGAAGGCTCAAGCCGAGAGCCGTGAGCGGCTGGAAAATGCCGAGGCGCTGGCGGATACGCCGGTGAATAAGGTTCCGGCCCAGCAGACAATTACCAATCCGCGTGATCGGATCGAAGACAAGCCTTGGGACAGTCTGGGCGAGCAGATGCTTGCCATCCGCAATGCCTATATGGCAGGCGGGACAGTTGACCCTCGGTTGAAGAACGCGGCCTCGGGGGCCAGTGAAGGCGTTCCGAGCGATGGCGGCTTCCTGGTTGATCGTCCGTTCGCCGAAGAGCTGATGACGCGCATTCACGACGCCGGCCAGTTGGCCAGCCGTTGCCGTCGCATGTCAATTGGCGCGAACGCCAACGGACTCAAGCTGCGGTTGGTGGATGAGACCAGCCGGGCGAACGGATCGCGGTGGGGCGGCGTCCAGGTTTACTGGACCGATGAGGCCGAGGAAATGACGGCGAGCAAGCCGAAACTCCGGACGCTCGATCTGGCCCTCCACAAGCTGACCGGTCTTTTCTACGCCACGGATGAGCTTCTGCAGGACGCGACGGCGATGTCGGGGTATGCCGAAATGGCGATGACCGAGGAATTCGCCGTGAAGCTCGACGATGCCATTTTGAACGGCGCGGGCGGGCCGACGCCATTGGGCATCATGAATTGCGGCGCGCTGGTCACGGTTTCCAAGGAAGCCGGGCAAGCGCCCGATACGTTCGTGTTTGAGAACGCGAACAATATGCGCGCTCGGCTGTGGGCTCGCAGCCGTCCGAATTCGGCCTGGTTCTACAACCAGGATGTGGAGCCACAGCTTCCGCTGATGAATGTCAGCGTGGGCACAGGCGGGACGGCGGTTTACCAGCCCGCAGGCGGGGCGGCCGACGCGCCGCTTGATCGCCTGCTGGGGCGGCCGATGATCCCTATCGAGCAGGCCAAGACGTTGGGCGATCTGGGCGATATCGTGCTGCTGGACCTGAGCGAATACCTGCTGATCGAAAAGGGCGGGGTTCAGTCGGCGATGTCGATCCACGTGGAATTCAAGTCTAACCAAACGGTTTTCCGCTGGGTTTACCGCGTCAATGGCGCGCCGCTGTGGAATGCGGCCCTCACCCCGATGAACGGAACCAACAAAGTTTCTCCGTTCGTGGCACTCGAAGCCCGCTAATAGCCGCGGCGCAAATCCAATGGAGGGATTCAGATCATGAAGGGCATCACCATTGCCGAACAGTGCCACGTCGTGAATATCCTGCCGCCGGTTGACATCAACGGCGGGGTATCGAGCGACGTGTTTAGCCTGAAGAACTGGCAACACGCGACGATCCTGATTCAGACCGGGGTGACGCATGCGGCCTCGACTGTGACAGTGGAGGAATGCGACGACTTCACGCCGACGAATGACACGGCGATTCCGTTCGCCTATTACGAGGAAACGACCGCTGCGGGCGACACTTTGAGCGCGCGCAAGCAGGCGACGACCTCGGGGTTCGCCACGTCCGCCAATGACAATGGCTTTTATGTCATTGAAATTGACGCGGCGCAGCTTTCCGAAGGCTTCCCGAATCTGATCGTCAAGTTTAGCGATCCGGGCGGGGCGACGTTTGCCTCGGCCGTGGCGATCCTGAGCGGCGGGCCGGGACAGGCTATCACCGATACGGCCATCGCGTAAGCGGAAGGCCGACTCAAGCCGGGCGGTGGTCACTCCCCCGCCGTCCGGCTCACTTCCATACAAGGAATAAAGACAATGAAATTCAGGTTTCACGCGCGCCCGCGGCTGATCGCGCTGTTCGCCGTGGTGATTATCGCATCGGCCTACGCGCAGATTTCCAACGTGCGCAGCCGGTCCGCCGGCGGCGATACGGTTTTCTACGACGGCGCCACCAACATCATGACGATCAAGGGCGGCACCGATGGGGTTGATTTCCATCAGACCGTGAGCTTTGAGGGCGCGGTTGATCGCGCTCCGCTGGTGACAATCAGCGACAATGCCGGGACCACAACGCCCGTAACCATCACCGCCGCACAGAACGGGACGCATTTCGTGTTGGGCGAAAACGGGTCAAACCCGTTGACGTTCAACCTGCCGGCGGCCGTGGCGGGGATGGAGTTCTGGTTCACCGACAATGACGCGACGGCGGATGCGGACTTGGTGGTCAACCCTGACGACGCCGACACCATCGAAGATTCGAGCGCGGGCGTGTCGATTAACAGCACGACCGACGAAGTCGGGCCGACACTGGGACTGCGCGCCGTGAGCGCAACGCAGTGGGTCGTCATCGGCGTTCGCGGGACTTGGGCTGAGGGCAGCTAATGGCGACGATGCGCGTCCGCATGCTCAAGACCGTTACCCAGCCCTCTCGCATCTATGCCGAGGGGCGCGAGTTTGATCTACACGCCGGGTGGGCTGGGTATCTGATTAAGTCGGGCATGGCCGAGGCGGTCAACGTGGATGCGCCCGAGCCTGAGCCGGAAAAGCCCGCGCCGGAAGTCAAGCCAGCGGCCAAACCCATATTCAGGGATCGCCCACCAACCCGAGGTAAGAAACGATGAAGCGCATTGCCTTAATCTGCTGGCTGTCGCTTGGCCTGGCGCCAATGATCCCCGCGGCCAATACGACATGGGGGCCGGCGGAGATTGATGTGGAGATCACGACCGGGACGCTGTCGGTCGAATGGACGGGGTTTGAGCGGGCGAATCGGATCATGTCGCCGCTGAAACTCTGGAAAATCGACTGGTCGAGCAACCCGGACGGCGATGTGACATTCGAAACGGATCAGATCCAGGGGCGGCTGGCGTGGCTGGTGACGAATCCGGACGACGGCGCGACAAGCCCGACTGACAATTACGACATCACCATTCTGAGCAACGGGATCGATCTGCTGGGCGGGGCCGGGCTCAATCGGGACG